ACTATAATCATGCAGATGGAAGGTTTGCAAAGTCTAATTTGTATGATAAAAGACCTATGCTAGGAATAGTCAAATAACGTTGAATATCAACGCAATCTAATATAATCTGGAGATCTATGCTACAAAAGATAGGGTTTCAACCTGGTATAAATAAACAAATTACAGCTACAGCTGCAGAAGGTCAGTGGATAGATTGTGATAATGTTCGTTTTAGATATTCTACACCTGAAAAAATAGGTGGTTGGAAACAATTAGGAGCTGACAATGTAACAGGTGCAGCGAGAGCACTACATCAATTTACTAATAGCCAAGGTAGAAAGTATTCTATCATAGGAACAAATAGACTTTTATATGCTTATTCTGGTGGTGTGTTCTATGACATACATCCTATTAAATCTACAAACACATTGTCAAACGCATTTACCACAGTTAATGGAGAAACATCAGTTACTATAAATTTTTCTGGTGATCACGGTATTCAAGCTGGCGATATAGTTTTATTAGATAACTTTTCCTCTATTACAAATTCAAACTTTAGTGCATCTGATTTTGATGACATAAGGTTTATGGCAACTACGGTGCCGTCGTCAAATAAAATTACAATTACAATGCCATCAGCGGAGACAGGATCTGGTGCAACAGAATCAGGTGGTATTAGAGTTAGACATTATTATCATGTGGGTCCTGACGTTCAAGAAGAAGGAGATGGTTGGTCTCTAGGATCTTGGGGTGGAGTAGAAGTAGGAGCTTTTACTACAGTTTTATCTGCAGACATAAATAGTTCTACAACAACTGTAACATTAAATGATGCTTCTCAGTTTCCATCATCGGGTACAAGTTTTGTTTTAATAGGCACAGAAGAAATATCTTACACAGGAATATCTGGAAACACTTTAACCGGTGTTACAAGAGGTGTAAGAAACACAACTGCAGCATCACACTCAGCTGGAGCAACAATTACAAATACATCACAATATGTAGCGTGGAATCAACAAGCATCTGGAGATTTAACTGTAGACCCTGGTATGTGGTCTATTGATAACTTTGGTGACAAAGCTATTTGTTTAATTGTTGATGGTGAATGTTTCGAATGGAATTCAGTAGCTACTAATGCTACATCAAATAGAGCAACTATTATTACAGGCGCACCTACAGCATCAAGACACATGCTCGTATCAACACCAGATAGACACTTAGTGTTCTATGGTACAGAAACTACAATTGGTGACAAAACTACACAAGATAACATGTTTATCAGATTCTCGGATCAAGAAGATATTAATACTTATACCCCTACAGCAACCAATACAGCTGGTACACAAAGACTGGCCGACGGATCACGGATCATGGGAGCGATTAGAGGTAGAGATGCAATCTATGTTTATACAGACACAGCTTTATTTTTACAAAGATTCGTAGGGCAACCTTTTACATTTGCTTTCGTTCAGGCTGGTACAAACTGTGGATTAGCTGGTAAGAATGCAGTTGTAGAGGTAGACGGAGCTGCATACTGGTTTTCAGAAAACGGTTTCTTTAGATATGCCGGTGCACTTGAAACACTACCATGTTTAGTAGAAGATTTTGTATACGATGATATAAACTTGGACCACGGTAATCAAATGATTACAGCAGGATTAAATAACTTGTTTGGTGAGATTATGTGGTTTTACCCAACAGCAAACTCTGCGGTTGTAAATAAAATGGTTTGTTATAATTATCAAGACTCATCACCGCAAAGACCTATATGGACAGTAGGTACATTATCTAGAACATCATGGGCTGACTCTGCTGTATTTGGTAATCCACACGCATTAGAATATGATGCTGATGGTGTTGAAGGAGCAACTTCATCTACATATGTTCAAGGTAATACAGATGGTATATCAACATACTATCAACACGAAACAGGAACAGATCAAGTCAAAGGCGGTACAGTTACAGCAATTACAGCCAACATAACATCTGGAGACTTTGATATTACACAAAGAGTTATTAGAGGTGCACAAACGAACATCGCAGATCTTAGAGGAGATGGAGAATTTTTAATGAAGGTAAGAAGATTTATACCAGACTTTGTATCTCAAACAGGATCTACTAGAGTAACATTAAATTTAAAAAACTTTCCTAATGATACAGCTGCAAGCTCATCACTTGGACCTTTTGATATTACATCAAGCACACAAAAGGTAGATACCAGAGCTAGGGCTAGAGCCATTGCTTTAAAGGTAGAGAATACTAGTACAGCACAGGATTGGAAGTTGGGTACATTTAGATTAGACATACAAGCAGACGGTAGAAGATAATGGCAAAGATAGTACAAGTATTAACAAGACCTAGTGAGACGTATAAACAATCTGTAGCAGATGCACAGGTTAGGGATCTTGACGGTGTTATACAAAAATTAAATACAACGTATCAACAAGAATTAAAGGATGAAGTAGAGGCACAAAACTTCTTTTTAAATTAATGGCAAATAGTTTTATAAACGCAAAAGCAGACTTAACGACAACAAATCTTACGACACTGTATACAGTGCCGTCTTTTAAAACGTCTGTGATAAAATCAATTTTAGTATCTGAAGATGCAGGATCAGGAGCTAATATAACAGTGACGTTGGTGGACGCATCGTCAAATATATTTAGTTTATTTAAGACAAAAGCTATATCTTCAAATGCTACAACAGAGCTGTTAACACAGCCTTTAGTATTAGAGGCAGGTGAGGCTTTGAAGGTCCAGGCTAGTGATGCAAATGAATTGCATGTCATAGCTTCTGTATTAGAAATAGAACCAAGAGAGGTAGTAACGTAATGCAAACATTAAAGCCAGAAAAGATAATAACAACCATATCTAACTTAAAAACAGGTGAGGTATACAAGACAGAGGACGAATGGAAGGCAAAAGGAGTGCCAGAAGCAGAGATTAGAAGAGATATTAAAGTAATAATGCCTTCGCTTGATTTACTAGGAAAACTAAAGTAGTGTGAAAAAATGTCAATAATTAGATCAAATATAGCCAGACAATTACTAGCCGAAGGTGGATCACCTAGAGCCTCTTTTAGAAGGGGTGGAGGCAGAACAGACGCAAATACTATGTCGGGTTCAGGGGCGGCTTTTGATGATGGATTCGGTGGAGGCGATGAATTTGGAAGAGATACATATTCTGACCAATTATCAGATATACAAGAATCAAACATAACAGGAAACACTTTTCCCAACATTAGTGATGTATCTGGAGATGATCTTCGTAATATTTCAATTAGACCTGACGGAACATCAGGTGCTGGTTCTATTTTTGATTATACCCCAATAAATCTTTTAAGAAGAGCAGATGAAAAATTTATAGGACCCTTTAGAGATAAATCAAATTTAGCTAGAAGAACAGAGTTTTTAAGAAGACAAGGATTAATAGGACCTGGTGAAGAGGAATTACCAGTTCAATTCCAAGACTCTTTTTTAAAATCAGAAGCAGGATTAGATATGTTAAGAGGCATGGGATACACAACAATTCAAGATGTAATTAATAATCGTGGTGAAGGCGGAGATAACGAACCTATAAAAAGATTACGAGCACCTATTACAGAAAAAATAGAAGAAGAGAAACCAAAAAATGAGTTTAATGAGTTATTAAAATATTACGGTGCAAGGTTCGAAGACGGTGGTGAAGTAAGACAAAATTATGGTCTAGGTAGTATTGTAAAAAAAATAGGTAGAACTGTTAAAAAAGTTGCAAAGTCACCAATAGGTAAAGCTGCTTTGTTTGCAGGATTAGGTGCGTATGGTTTAGGTGCAGGTCCTTTTTCATCAGGTAAATTTGGAGCAGGATTTTTAAAAAGTGAAGGTTTTAAAAAATTTTTATTAAAAGATGCTGCTAAAGGTTTTAAATTAAATAATATAAGTTCTCTTGCTTTATTAGGTGTACCAACAGCAGCATCTTTTTTAATGGCAAAAAAAGATGAAGAGGAAGAAGAAACATTACCAGAGGTAGCTAGATCAGACCCACGGTTCCAAAGTTTAATTAATTTTTACGGAGGGCCAAGAAGATTTGCTCAAGGTGGTGGAGATATTGATGAAGCACCTATAAAAGATATGCCAAGACAAGATATGCCAAGACAAGAGATGGCATCTTATGGATATGACGATGCTATGGCTGAAACATACGATTCATATTTAGACATGAAGAAAAAAGGTCTTATACCGCCAACAATGGACTTTAGAGAATTTTTACTAGAAGTAGTGCCTGAAATGAGTAAGAAACAAGGTATTGAAAGATTGATGGCATCAGCACCAGATCCAGGCGCTGAAATGAATGATGCGTTAGAGGATTTAGCACGTAAATATTATAAAAAACCTTTAAAAGATTTAACCCCTGACCAAATTCTTGAGTTAGAAAATGCTATAGAAGAAATGAGTGGAATACCAAGTATTAAAAGAACTATGGCTGCAGAGGGTGGCATGATGGATTTAGGTGGCAATGAAATGGATCTTAGAGGCGGAGGATTTGTACCGTTAGGAGCCAAAGAAAAAGCAGATGACGTGCCAGCAAGGCTATCCAAAAATGAGTTTGTTTTCACAGCTGATGCGGTTAGAGCAGCAGGTGGAGGAAGTGTTGATAAAGGCGCAGATGTAATGTATAAAACAATGAAAAACCTGGAGAATAAAATAGCATAATGGCAATCCAAGAACAAAGAACATTACCCGCACCGTTTATAGAAGATATTGGTAAAGATTTTGCCAAGTCGCTTATTGGTGTTACAGGGTTACCAGCATTATCACGAGACATATCAGGTGATCTAACAGCAAGAACAATTCAAGATCCTTCTGATCCAAGTAAGTTTAGATTAGAGACACCAGAAGAATTAGCAAACAGACAACAAATAGCTAAAGAAAGATTTCAAACATTTGAACAAACAAAAACAGGTCAAGAAGGTTTTGCACCTACAGTTGTAGGACAAGATCCTTTACAACAAAAAGCTGCGGA